GTTTGCATAGTTAAGCATTTTCCATGCGTTACTAAAGTCACGAGATTCTGCTCCAATCTGCTTTGTGTTTTCCAAAGCCTTCATTTCATCTGTGTCCTTCTCAAAATAAATTGCAGGAAGCATAGATGTAATAGAGTCTACCACAATTAAATCAACTCCAGCATTCATCAGGCCTACGCCTACATCAACCATGTCGCTGATTGTTCTTGCTTGTGAATAGATAAGTTTCTCTGGGTCTACCCCAAGAGATCTTGCCCAGTCTTCTGAGTATGACATCTCAGAATCAATCCATGCACACAACTTTCCTTCTGCTTGTGCTAGAGCAATCATCTGAAGGCACATAGAAGACTTTGCAGACGACTTTGATCCCCATATAAGAACTTGCCTGCCATAGGGTAGACCTCCACCTAGTGCACGGTTTAAACCAAAACTAGGCGTTGGCTGATATTCATAGTTGACACCAACCCCACTACCCAGTCTCTTTCTCAACTTAGGATCAAGTTGTGCTAATGCTTCTTCTATACTAACTGACATGTACATCCTCCAATGTTACTGTTCCGTCTTTAGTCTTTCCAAAATCAAATTTGTAAGACTTTCCTTCTTCAATATTCATATATGCTTTTGCAAACGCTGTAGGGAAAACAGTAATAGAGTGAAGATCTCTTCTTGTGTCTGCAAGAGTAAGAGATGCCATCTTTTTCCCAGTCTTTGTAATTCTAGGTTTAAATGAAACTACAAACATTTCATCATCCTTGTAAGGCAATTGCTTGTAACTTAAGAACTTTACAAGCGCATGAGATGATTCTTTTATCTCGTCTGAAGGGATGAAAGAAACAATCCTGTTATCATTACAAAGAACAAGATAAGAACGACCTGTCTCAATAGTCGTATTTTCATCATCAAATATGCCGACACTGCCAGTTTTGTCCAAAATTTCAACTCGTGACCATCCTGTTCCTCGTTTAATCGATTTTACCATACCCATAAAAATGTATGATCCCTTTTCCTCAAAGTCAACAATATCCTGAATGAATGCATAGTAGTGAGAAGGAATTGTAATATTAAACTCTGGAAGGTTTAAGTATTCATACAGATTCTCTTTAATCTCCTGATCATTTCTAGGATTATCATTAAATGTTGCAGCGCCAATTACCCTTAGCGCCTGTAGTGCACGACTATTTACCCCGTTGCCCTTTGTAAATGTAAATTCTTCAAGTTCTTTATATGAACTGAAAGGTCGTGCCGAGATATATCTCTCACCAATTTTGTCAGATATGAACTTGATAGCACTGAGTCCAAACCGAATACCCTTACCCTCAATCTTAAAATCGATATCCGAATCATTAATGTGAGGTAACTTAATGCTAATGCCCATTCTTTTTGCTTCAATAAGGTATTCAGTTCTCGCATCTTTGTCCTTTTCGTTCTTTAGCACTGAGTACATAAACTCAAGTGGATAATAATACTTTAACCATGCTGTCCAATAGGATAGCGTTGAGTATGCTACTGCGTGTGACTTGTTAAATGAGTACCCTGCGTGAGCCTCAAAGTCATGCCATAGATCAAGAGCAAGGTTTGGAGAGATAAACTTTGATGCACCCTCTACAAACTTTTCTTTAAACTGATCAAATTCTTTAGCATCCTTTTTCTTTCCAATGATCTTTCTAACTTTATCTGCTTCCGACATGGACATACCGCCAAGGTGTACGCATGCTTGCATAACTTGTTCCTGGTAAAGAATACAGCCATATGTGTCCTCCGTAAATTGTTTCAATACTTGGTGCGTATAAGAAATGTTTTGACGACCATGCTTGCGATCAATATAGTCTTTTCCGATAGTGTTCATTGCACCTGGACGAACAAGCGCATTTGATGCTGCTAGTTCAGCAAGATTCTTTACACCCATCTTAACAAGAAGATTTGTGTATGGTGCTGCTTCACACTGGAACACTCCCTTTGTATATCCATCTGAAAGCATCTGATAAACATTTGCATCATCCATCTTAATTTTAAGAAGATCAATCTTCTTTCCATCTCGCTCTTTAATAATATCAATTGTATTTTTAAGAACAGACAAAGTCTTAAGACCTAAAGCATCAATCTTAATTAAACCAATTCTCTCAGCCTCTTCCATGTCAACACCTACAACAGGAATTCTTTCATCAGACCCAGTAGACGATCTTGTTTCAAGTGGTGCGTATCTAAAGATTGGCTCTTTACTTGTAACTACTCCTGCTGCGTGAATACCTGTACCACGAATACGACCACGAAGTTGCTCGCCATAAATTTCTACCTCTGGGTATTTTTCACGAAACTCTCTAGTTGATTTTGAGTTACAGAAATCATCCCAAGAGTCTACAGTTTTTAAGACCTTGTTAACATCTGACAGAGGAATGTTTAATACTCGTGCAACGTCTCTAACAATTCCCTTTCCTGTAAACTCAAGAAAAGTTGCAATAGACGCAACGTGTCTATATTGTCTAACAAGATAGTCTTTAACTTCTTCACGACGAGTATCCTGAATATCTGTATCGATATCTGGGAAGTCATTACGCTCTGGATTAATAAAGCGGAAGAACAAAAGATTGTGCTCAATCGGATCAATGTCTGTAATCTTTAGTGCATAGCAAACAAGAGAGCCAGCAGAAGAACCACGGCCAGGGCCAACCATGATCTCTTCCTTTTTGGCCCAGTTGATCATATTACTTACAACAAGGAAGTACGGAGCGAACTTCTTATCCTTGATAATCTGCAACTCTTCTTCAAGTCTGTCAAGGTATTCTTGGTTTTCTGACAAACCTCTTTCTGCCAAACCTTCAAGAGCAACCTTTGCAAGTTCCTTATCTGGACTCTTATACTGAACTGGAAGAAGGTTTAGCGACTCTTGAATACCATAGTCTCCTACTGTCTCTGCTAATAGAAGTGTATTTGAGTATATGTCTGGTCGATCAATACCCTGCGATTCCATGGCTGCTTTGATCTCTTCGTATGAGAGCAGGTGAATGTCAAACTTATTAAATGTAATCTGACGGTCTTCGCCATAAAGATAGTCAAGGCGTTCCATCATGTTGCCCTTTTTCTTTGACTTTTCGTATGTTGCATCTTTTACGAACTTGCCATGCGTATTCATGAGTAACTTAAACTCTTGAACTTCTTTTTGTGATGGATCAACATGGTGGCAGTCTGGTGTAACAATAACCTTAATGCCAAACTCGTCTGCGAGTTCTATGAGATATTTGTTGATGTGTACTTCGTTATGAGGCATTACTTCAATATAGTAATCGTCCCCAAACCGCTCTTTGAACCAGGTTATATACTTCTTGGCAAGAGCAAATTCTTCTTCTTCCAATGCCTTAACCAAAACGCTACTTGGACAAGCAGAGGATACAATAATTCCCTCTTTGTACTTTTCTAATATAGTAAAATCAAATCGTGGCTTCTTAAAGAAACCATCTGTCCAAGATAGTTCACTAATCTTGTTAAGGTTTTCTAGACCAATTTTATTCTTGGCTAGAAGGATAATGTGGTTGTAGACAAGATCTTGTTGACCTTCTCTTTCAGACTTATCTCGTGTATCAGATATGTCTGCACACATGTATCCCTCTAGCCCAAGAATTGGCTTTATGCCATTTGCTTTTGCAATACGGTGCAGTTCCCTATGCCCAGATAAAGTACCGTGGTCAGTGATGGCAATCGCTGGCATCCCTAACTCAACTGCACGGTTCACGTATTCTTCTGGAGTAGCAATCCCATCAAATAAACTAAAATGGGTATGGACATGTAAGCCGACGTAGTTCATATTACCAATCTGCGTTGGTAGATGAAGTTACAGATGGGCCATCAAAGCCCAAATAGTATGCTTCTTGCTCGGCATAAGGAATCTTCTTAAGTGCTGACTCAAGAGGATAAGGCTCAATGTCCTTCCAATCAAATGGTTCCTTGTCTGGTGCTGATGGAATAAGTGTGTAATTGGTTTCAGTTCCCTGACCATTACGCTTTAACTTCCAAATTACATTTGAGATGCTTCCTGTTTCTAGTGCATACTCACGAATTGTGTTGAATGATGACTGCTTGCTGATACCCATTGACCAGATTGCAACATACGGTGCTTCGATTCCATCGTCAACTAGTACGTTGCAGTAGAAGCGAAGACGGCCACGCCATCCTGCCTTTGGATCCTTACGGTGCATTTCTTCTGCCCAGTCACGTCCTTCTGATTCCATTGTATCTACAGCCTTGCGCTTGTAGTCCTTTGGATTTACGTGCTCCTTAACAACAAGTGCTAGGCCACGACTTTCATTATAGTTTGCAGAGTCTTCGTCTAGTTCTTCAATAAAACGAATCTTTACTGATTGACCATCTGCAAGTTTTAGCCACTTTACCTTTGGTCCGTCGTTTTCATACTTTGGCTTGTCGAGCAGGGCATTGATGTTCTTGAGTCCCTTTACTACGCTCATATTATTCTCCTTTGTTTGTTATATTAGTTTAGCATAAGCGATATTGATTTGTCAAACTGGAACTCTAAACCTGCAAGTTCTTCGTCTGGCATGTCGCCTATATCTTTATATTTGTTGTTTAGTTTAATAACAGAAACACGACTAGAAAGTTTCTCAACAATCCTATCTTTCATGTTTCCTCCCGCTTCATCGTTATCAGCAATAACAATAATGTTATTGAAATACTTCTGAAGCAATTCTATTTGTGTGCTTGACACATTTGCGCCAAGAGTTGCTACTGCTGGCAATCCAACCTGATCAAGCCTAATTGCATCAAATGACGACTCCACTACATATACTCTATCAGACTTCTTCACTCTATGCAAGTTAAAAAGTGTTTTGCTTTTTGGAAGACCTGGAGTATTCTTAAAATCTTTTCCCTCAATAGATCTGCCGACAAACCCAAGAGGCATTCCGTCTGGACTATGCACTGGAACAGTAACCATATCCTGCTTTTCTGAATAGCCTAAAGAAAACTTTATACATGAATTTTTTTCAATTTTTCTATATGTAAAATAATTCTTTGCTCTTTCTGAGGCAATTAGATTATTATGTAGCCTTTTAATAATCAACTCATCAAAAGTTTTATACTGCTCTTCTTTGACAAGCGCCTTATCTATTTCTACAGAAAGGTTTGTTACCTTTTCTTTGCTCTTAATAAATCTAGCAGACTCAAAATATGTTCTACCAGATGTATGCATAACTAATTCTATAAGGTCTGCAGATTTTTGACAAGAAAAACAGAAGAACATTCCGCTATCCTTTTGTACTTCTCCTGCTGGGGTTCTGTGATTATTGTGAAATGGACAAAAGATCATGAAGTCTGCGTCAAGTTCAGACTCTACGGTAATACCTGATCCTGTAAGGACTCGCTTGACTTGTTCTGCGGAATAAAGATTGGAGTTGTTCCGTCTATTCCTGCTATCCATTCGCTCTTCCTTTTCCCTGCGTAAACTGCATGTATCGATAGTTCAAATTCAAAAAAGTTCTTTATCTCATTATACCTTATAGTAAAGTCTGGGTCAAGATCAATTCTTGGCACATACCCACTTAGTTTCATTTCTGATATCAATAATCTTATGTACTCATCCTTGAGTCTTCCGATCATTGAGTCATCATGAATTATTCCGTCAAGGGAAAAGCGCTTAATCGACTTGTGATGATATGAATCATTAGTGATAGCACTCTTTTTTGACATACCATATTATAACTACTTATCTTCAAAGTCTTTATACCTATAGTATCCCTTGTCAAAGTCGCACTGGACCAAGAAATCCCCCATAAACCCATTACGGTTCTTTCTAAATGCACACTCAATAATGTCACTGTTGGTTCCACGGCCTAGGGCAAGTACCCAGTCAGCATCATAAGCAATCTGTCTAGACCACGCTGTTTGACCCAGTGTAGGAACTGTAGACAGGTCATTAACGTCATCTGGAGTAGCAGATGAAATAGCAATAATTGGAACCTCTTCACCAATAGCCATCAGTTTGAGTTCTCGTGAAAGGTTCTTCATTCGTACAGTTTCGTTGTCCGACTTCTGATTAGGGGCCATCAACTGAAGGTAGTCAACGATTACAAAGTCTGGCTTGTACTGGTCAATCTTTCCACGAAGAACTGATGGATTAATTTCTCCACCCTGGTCATTTGATATGATATGAAACTCTGGCTTTCCTGCAAGATTCTTTGCATGCCAATCTTTTAGCATGTCAATCTCAATCTCACCATTACTTATCTTTCGGTGTGACCAACGGCCTTCGCCCATAATCGTAAATACACGATTACGTACTTCTGTCTCACTCATTTCAAGCGAGATCACCATTGGACTCTTTCCTTGCTTCCATGCTTGCACTGCAAAGTAAAGAGCCAGCCAGGACTTACCAATTCCTGGGTAAGCAAGGAATACTCCAAGTTGTCCTGGCATAATTCCTGAAGGAAGGTAATTGTCAAAACCTGGCAATCCTGTTTTAATTCCAGATAGTCCTAACGACTGCTGCTTCTTAACATTTTCAAAGTATGCAATTGCAGACTCAAGGTCTGTAACATCAATATCACGAATTGCTGCAGTGTTCTTTTTTAATTCTGATGTTTTAGTAATTAGTTCATTCAGAGCACCAGTTCCATTATTATTCTGAATCTCGCTTGCTGCGGATCGAATAATGTCCTTTAGGCTATCAGTAAGATACTCACCCTGAAGTTCTTCAAGATGATGCTTGGTTGCTCCAACGCCTACTACTGGCTCAAAGTCTCTAAACTTTTCAGTAACTAGTTCTGCTGGTGGAAGTGTTGAGTTGTTTTCAAAATACAGTCTAACAAAGTTCCAGATGTCTCCATGAGTTCGTAACAGATTGTCTACGTTCGCTTGAAGCAGCACGTGAATCTGCTTATCATTGAGGACAGCCGTAAGTAGTTTTGCCTCTGTATTATTCACTTAGCCACTCCCTTGCCATTCGTCTACGCTCTGCTCTCTCTGTGTCGTCTTTAACTTTATCTTTTTGTGCCTGCAATATTTTTTCTGCATTGTATGCAAAGTAGTTCCACGAAGGGTTCTCTGCGACTGAAAAGTAATACTCAAGTATATCGTAGCATCCTGGCAGAGTGTATGATTCTACAAGGGCATCTGAAGCCCACTGCTCTACATTTAGGTTAAGGGATGGCTTTGATTCGTACCTTGCGGTATGATACTTGCTGTATCTTGAAAGCAAAGCCATACGGTCTTTGCGTTCTGCCATTATCCTTCAGCAGCCTCCGATTGGGCTTCCAGAATCTTTGCAGTTAACTTATCTTCTACAAACTTATAAACACGCTCAAAGGCTTGGTCTGGAGTTTCTCCATTGCGTCTTGAATCAACGATTCCCAAGTCAAGTCTTAGCGATTGAAAGTTTCCTAAATTAAGTGTGTATCCCAGTGTAACAGATACCTTTGTGTCTTCGTTTTCCATTTTATACCCTTCGTTAAATAGATTCATTCCAAATTGGAACAAACCGTCCATCTTCAGTTCTCGTATATGTAAGTATACCATCGCCCATTCGCCTTGTCAACTCTTGCTTACTAGGCGTAATGTCGTTAGTTATTAATTTGTCTTTTCTTGGTCTACCAATATGGTGTGTAGCAAGTATATCACGAATCTCTCTTACCTGCGATTCTGAATAATATGATCTTACCTGAAAGCCTCTTGCACCACCCTTTTGAGATCCAGTTGGAAATGGAATTACTCCACGCTTCATTAATGACGGCATATATTTTTTATGACGATTAACTAATTCAGCAGTCTGGCCAACAGTGTATGCTCTTTCTCTTTTATTTTTAAATTCGCTGATCAGGCAACTTTCAATTTGGTCCTTGTTTATATTATAAACAGACATTATTCCATTAGAGTGGTTGTAGTGATGAATTCTAACAAGGTCCCCGTTAAGAAACCAAACCTTTTTATTACCTGGTATTACAGGTGACTCATTGTACTTTTCGCTCTCAATTGTTCCTTTTTTAGCAACCATTGGCCCTCCTGAGAATTGCTGGGTGGATGAAAAAACTTTCTTGCTCCGCATTGAATACAGTAAAGTTCTAGATTGTTTATTTCTGTATACTGTCTATCTATAAACATTCTTCCGCTACATTTTTTACATTTAATCATTAATTTGGTATTCCGATAATTACTAGGTTAATTCCAATGCTTGTATCTCCTCCAGCATTGAACTTAACAGTGCCCTCAACCTTTGAAGTTGAAACACTTTTTAATGTAACTGTTACATCTTTACCAGCATCAGTATTTCCAACGTTAACTGGTGTTGCCGTTACGACTGGCGCAAACTTAAATTCACTTGGAAAGTCATAAGAGAAGGGCTGAGATGATCCAGCAGTTTGTGTTGTGCTTGTTGTAACTTGAACATAGCCACCAATAACTCTTGCTTCAGATGCCTTGACGCTTTGCTTTCCTGCGTTTGGAGTGTCTACTGTTACATATTTGTATGTCGATGGAGATACCTGAGTTGACAAGTCATTAATAGCCTTAACAATCTGATAGATGTATGTAACGTCTAAAGGCTGGCCTCGTTCTGGTACAGGTAAAATTGCCATATTATAATTATACCAGACTTACAATTCCAGAGTCATAAATCTCTAATGACTCTGTGAGTTTTGGGTTTATTGAAGATATCTGAACTACTGCTCTTACAGACTGCGTTCCATTTTTTAAAAACGAATAGTTTTGTGATCCAGTAGATCCAATATATCTTGGTTGTTCTCCATCAAACCCTGCAAAAATATCATAGACTATTTGTGTTGAAATTTGACCAGTTGACCAGTTTACCAACACGCTATTTCCAATAATATTTAAATCACCTGGGGCAATAAGTACTGCTTCTGACTCAGTGATAAATATTTTAGAATATGCTGACTTTCTGTTCTTATCCTCTGCGACAAGCCTAAACCGAACAACTCTAGAGTTTGAAGATGTTACCTTGCCAAGTAGATCCTTTTTAATAATAACATTTCTAATTCCCTTGTCTGACATTATCCAACATCCAATGCAAACCTAAACTCAATATAGTTTGTTGTATTTGCTGACTTTATAATTGGCTTTGCTCCCACATTCTTAATTACCGAATAGCCTGTAAGACCATACAGAGAGTTGGTTGATGTTATATTTTCCAATCTCAAACCATCTAAACAAACATAGAAAAGATCAGTTGGGGATCCAGCCTCAGTAACGCAAGAATAAATTTTTACAGAAGTAACCTCTCTCCAGTCAAAGTTGTCTGTTTTATTTAAATCCTTAAGCGCTTTTGATGCAACTATGTATCTGTTTGTTGCAAAGTTTGTTGTTTGCTCTGCAGTTCCAGCACTATGCGATTGATCATCAATGTCTACCTCAAACCTAGCATACTCTTGGCTTGAGTTCAATCCTGTATGAGAAAACTCTAACAAAATCTTAACATTGTCTGGAACTGTATTAGAATTGGCAACCTTGTTTACAACAGAAAATGCCAATCTCAACTCATCTAAAGGACTATTCTTTGTAAAGTCTACAGTAGTTTCATTTAGTCTTATGTAGTTAGATCCAGACCCCACATTAATTTTGCCTGACTGATTTAGGGTAAGGGTAGAATCATTGCCAACCATTGCAATAATATTGTTTAAGAATCTACATCTTTCATTTCTTGCCACTCTGTCTGACTGAGTAAATATTCTATTATCGGCATTTGTTGCAAAAACTTTAACTGTTTGATTAATAATGCCGTTTTCTGACTCTCCATCAAGTGGCTCATATCTAACTGGAATATCTATAGCAGGAGAACCAGCAGGCTGGTATAGCCAGTTGTCTGTGTCTGTAAAAGAATAAATATTTCTACTATCAAAAGATCCAGCAACTGGGTTTGAGGCAGCAGAGAATATACCTACCTCTGTTATTTCGTATCTTTCTTCTGTTGGTAGTTCTGCAGTTAAAACTACCTTATCGATACCGTCCTCATTTACGAAACCTCTAGATATAATCGGAACACGAAACATCTCAAAGTCTAGAGACTTCTTCTGTGAGTAGTCACCAAACACCCCATCAGAAGCCACGGGAGCGGGACCACAGCCCACAGCAATGTGTGACGCATATGATTGGGTCTGGCCAACAAGATACTTGGCTAAAAGATTCTTACCTATATTAGTTATCATTAATTACTCCCATCATATATTGTATCATCAAAAATTTCTCCACTGTTTAATATTTGAACCTCTACCTGCTCATTTTCTTTAACATTAACAAGATTAATAACCAGGTCACCAGTTATTGGATCAATATATACTGACTTACAGTTTGGGACCTTTGTCCTCTTGGTTAGGTCTGGGTCGGTTCCCACTAGATCATATCCAGTTCCACAGACTGGAAGATGATCAAAAATAGAAAGTGACAAAGACTTAAAATATGAGTCTGATGACTGTAGCCTTAAAACATTGTTTGGATTATATTGTAGATAAAGATCTGTCAAGTTCTTAATTGGTGCATAAACAACCTTTTGCCCATTAACCAAGTCATGTCTAGAAATTGTCGCAAGTTCATATCCACCTATATCTTCAAAGATAAGGTCTGTCATTATTTCAATAGACATCACTTCATCATTAAAAAGAATTAAGTCTGGTGTTGCAATTTTTACTGATGTATCATCTGCTTTTATTATTGCCTTTGGTAATGCTGCAGTTGCATCCGTTGCTCCTCCGCCACCATCAATTTGACTTGTCATTAGATCACCTCACTTAAAAATAATGTCATTTCTGGCCCATCAGAACTTCTTGCAAATTCTATATTGTAAACAACAAATCTACTTGAAGGACTTGATGCCATGCTTACATCGTTTTCTTTGTAGTCTAGAGTTACTATGTCTCCAAGTTGGATTGTTGGTATTGCAAATATTTTAACACCGACAGACTTCCTTGGCTTTGTAGTTTTTTCAACCATCCACTTCATTAAACTTGATGCCTCATCTTGTGACTGTATGTATGGCGTGTTCAATGAAAAATCTTTTTTGCCGTATGTCATTCTGCTGAGTTTTATATCTTGATAGTCTTGCTTAAACTTGTATGGGTTTGAAATCAATCTATCTGCCACGAATTGTGGATTTGATTCTAAAGTGTTTTTATTAAAGTATTCATCAACTGTCAGGTTATTTTCTGATTGCTGAGTAAATGTAATTCCTTGAACTCTTAGATAGTTGCCACTTGTTTCGTCCAGACTTAGGGCTGTATCTGTTGCATTAAAAACCATAAACTCTGCTCCGTATGATCCTGCTCTAAAACCAGAAATAACATAACCCTTTATCTTGTTAAATGTTGGAGATATCTTTGCAGTTAATGCTGGATATGCTTTATCATATTTAAAATTAAAGAGGGCTGCTTCTCTCATGATGCTTCCAAACTCTTCAAAATATATATCGTATTTTGGAGGCTCTGATGCACTGACTCCAGAAAGGTATGTATTTTGTATCAAACCGCTAATTGCATACTTTCTGAATGACTCATTTGCGTCAATCTCATTATCTCCAAATACTGAGTTAACTGGAGCACCCAAAGAGAATGATGTATTTTGTGAATAGTTGTTGCATAAAGCATATACATTTTCAAACATTGCTCTAGAAGATCCTCTTGTAAATAATGCCATATCAGAATAAACTGGTAGTGGATCATTGTCATCAACAGTCTTTATAAGCCTTCCATTCATGTATAGGTAGAATCGTCTTATCTTTCCTATGTCTTCATATTCTACTGCTAAGTCATATACCGTTGGATTTTCCTCAGCAAACATTCTTGATTGGCCAGTGAATCTTCCGTCATCAACGGTAATTTGTGCAAGACCATCCCACAGTGAAATTGGCACTGCTTTGCCCTGATTAGACTTTACCTTATAAAAGAAAACATTGCTAACACTTTGCCTATCCACTTCTGATAAGTTTCCTAGCCCAAGTGCTGCTATCTCAAAATAGTATCCTACATTTGTAGTTGGGTTTAGCATTACTGCCAGACCAGCAGATCCACCAGCGATGTTAATATTCTTATCTGGAGTAGACCCATTTACAACATAGTACGTTGATGAGCCGTTAGAAGTTTGACCACGGTCCTCATTGCTCTCTATTTTGCCAACGATCCTTAGTCTTGTTCCAAAGTGCTTGTACTTCTTGCCCTGTAATGACTTGTGAACATAAGAAATAAAGTTTCTTGGCTTTTCTTTTGTAGTAAAGTTTGGACCAGTTAACGATAATGCTGAAGACTGAATTGATCCTGCAACTTGCTGAGTCTTTGTAGTTATTTCTCCAACATTTGTGGTTGACATAAAGTTTTTAATAATGCCAGTTCTAGATGAGGTTCTTGCCAATGCATCAGATGATATACCAGCGTCAGTCAGTTTGCCAGAAGATGCCACAGAAGTCTCAGCAGTTAGTTCTGCCTTTTCAAAAAGATATTCAGAAGACATGTAACATCCCTTTACATTATCATCAGACTTCCAGTAATCAGAAATTCCAGCAGAGTGTGCAACAACGGTTGTTCCAAACTGTCCACGACCATGCTTTACTACTGGTCCATTTTGAAGTTTGACAACGCCAGACTGCTCAAAATATTTTGGCTCAGAGTAAATTCTTACAAGGCCAGTTGGGTATATTTTCCCATTGAATGGTAGTTTAGAAAAATAGTTTTGATAATCTTCAGTAGATGTTATCCAAACATTTCCAAATCCAGTAACGTTGTATTGTACGGCATCATACTTAATAATTTCACCTTGTGAATAAAAGTATCCGTTATATCTTGTAATCCAGTATGCAGCCTCTCCAAGACTAAAAGTATTGTTTACTACAATATTATTTTTTACTACTGGTACCTCTGCAGAAAGATTAGAGTTGAGTGGGATTGCACTAAGAACATAGGAAGACTGAGTATTGACCTCATTGTTTATAGACTTTGTGTTTTCTGTTCCAGAAACTTCCCACAAAAGAACAGGCTTATATGTATAAAATCTTTCTTCATCCAAAAGATTCGCTTGTCTTAGTGATCCAATAGATCTTTGAATATGTCTTGTTGTGTAATTAATCACTCCATCGTTATAGACATTGTTTGGCTGAACTGACACAGAAATAACGTTTGCAAGTTTTGCATTTACAATTGTTTTATTTTTAATTTCATTATCTTCAAAAAGATCATTAGTTCCTTTTAGTGCAAAAGTTGTAGGCCTTTGCTCTGCTGTTGGCATTATATAGTCTTTGCTCATCATTACAAAGTTATTGTATTCATCAAAGAACATTGCTGTCTGTGTTGATATTGCCAGGTCTTGAAGAACTTCTGCAACACTTTTGTCTGGCCCAACAAAGAAGTACGGAATTATTATTTCTTTTTCGTTTGCAACTCTTCTAAAAGTATAATTAGAAAACCCGATGTGATCTAATAAAAGAGATACTGCAGAACTTACGGAAACCTCTGTCATTAGTATTTGTGGTGCAGTTATTGACTCCAGATACCAATACATGTCTCTTAAAGCAAGAGATACTGTTTTGCCACTTAGATCTTGCTTTGGAAATGCGTCTGAGTACAATGTCTTAATTGGTACATAGTAATCCCAACCAGCAACATCGACAATTACCTCATAGAACTTAAACTGAACATGTCTATTTATATATTTTGCTATTATGCTTGAAGTATTGTTTTCATTAAATGCCTGATCGTAATCAAAAATATTAATATTTCCATTGGATGCAATTAACTGTCCTACTGGCAAACCACTTACTCCAAGATCTGATGCACTCTTGTTGATAGAGTAATCCAAGGTTTTGTCAGAAACATTCATGGTTAGTCTTGGAGATATCTCTATAAGGTCAAATGTTGAGTCTTTTGCATTCATAGTGTCTACAACAATTCTTATTCCAGATATATACTCAAACTCTCTGTATTGCGCTTTACCGTCTATTGCCTTTATAAATACATTTGGAGAGGTCGCATCAGTAACAAAGTTTGTTAGTCTGTTAACTGTTTCATCTTGTACATACCATCCGTACCTTGGCGATATTATTGTATAATCGTTGCCGTTCCAAATATGGAACTTTCCTATGTCACTATCATTTTCTTTAATAAGGTATGCGTATCCCAATACTGACTGCTCAGGTAGAAGAGATATACTAGAATATACTTCTGCAAAAACAAAGTTCGCTCTCCATTCTTCTGGAACGACAAGGCCATATGCAATCTCAACATATCCATCACTTTTGATTATTGGAGATCCGTCTGCTCTTCTTATTGCTGGATTAAATGCAATAACATCTTCCCAGTTGCCCTCTTTTAAAAACTGAATCTTCCATCTGCTTGGAACCTTTTGGTTTAACTCTCCGAAGAACGGGTCGGCAAATGCTCCTGTTGGTGAAGAAAATGGTCCAAGATTTTCTGTTCCAGTATGGGTCTGCATTTTAACAACAACTCTGTTTGCTGGAACTCTTTCTTTATATACAACAAATGGACATGCATCTTCTATAGAGTTTTGAGAACCTCTAACTTTTGATGCAATTCCATATTCTTGACCAGCCTCTGTTCTATATGAAGTCCAGTACTTAAACTTATCATTTTTATCTGACATGTAGTATCTTGGTCTATCAGCCATAAACAGATTTGGGTGGTGAACTCTTGTTCCGTTGTCTTTAAAAAACACAGCCTTATTGATTCCAGACCTTGGTCTAAACTGATCAAAGCATGCCTCTAAAGAATAAAGAGTTTTAAGTTTTTCCTTTTTGGTTAAAAATGTTGTTGGTATGTCGTCATTGTCAAATGTTCCATCTACCAACACATCGGCATCAGTTGCTCCTGTGTAAAAATTACCAGCATCATTAATATCAAAACTAGTTGGCAATGATGAATAAATAGAGTCAGTCTGTGTTGGTCTATACCTATAATTTCCAATATGCTTAATATTGGTTGGTATATTCATATTCCATTCTGCTATAATTATTGACTTGTTGCGTACCGTCGAAGAAGTCTCTAAAAATGTTTGCAGGTCTTTATCTTCAAACATTATACCTCTTCCAGACTTATTGAGACATTCCAGTAGTCAAAATTGCTTCCTCGTTTTTCAACAGAGTATGAAAAATCACTAATAAACATTTCAATAAGTTGGTTATATTGTCCAAGATGGTCGTACGGTTCTGGGGTTCCTTTAAAAATACCTTTTCTGTCGTAGGCAAGAAATACCCAAAAAGAACCCTTGTGTGAATCGTACCACTCAAGCATATCTGCTCCACCAGCACCGCCATCTGTTGTGTAAGCCTTATATGGAGATGTTCCAGTAGCAGTATCAAATGTTGGAATGTTTGCATGAGACCTAGAAGGAATCATGTTCCAACTTGTGCTAAGAGTAAGTTTGTCTGCAATGTGGTATGATCTCATTCGACCATTAATCATTCGTTCACGCTTTTCAATTCTTTCTTGTGAAAACTCAAGTGGCATTCTGTTATCATCCGTAATGAGCATAAACTGATCTAAAAGTGTTTGATCTTCAACGCTTTCTGGATCAACTCCAACTTCATACCCATTTGGCACGTACAAACCATTTTGGAGTGTGCCAGAGTTTTCAGACCAAAGCATACCGCTAGGTCTGTTATATTTTTTACGACCACGTATATAGGTTACCCTAGGATCTATATCTTCATCGGCCATTTAGCGACACCCCTCTAATTCTTCTATCATCAACACGCTTAATTGTTGACATTACTGCTTGTGCAATATCGTTTGGATTTGCATCTGTCTTGGCATTGACAGTTAATGTATATGTATTATTATACACTGTACCGCCAATAGAATCTCCATTGTTAATCTTTCTCATGTTATCCACTCCATAAGAATCTACGGCATACTTGCTCATAATAAACTCTCCTGGAGTTAGCATTGCTGGCACTGTATCTGTTCCCTTTGCAAAACCACCCAGAGCAAAACGCTTAGGGATTATTCCACCCATTGCTCTTTTAACTGGCCAGTTACCAAACTGTGATGCTGCTATCTGGTTTCCGCCAAACTTCTTTAATGTTGCTTCATCTGCTGCCTTTTTTGCTGCAGATGCCTTATTTGCTGCCAAGTTTTCTGCCTGTTGCTTTGCATAGTCTGGCCCAGTGTTATACTTCTTAGCAAGATTCATCTGGTCTGTTAATTGGTTGAGGCTCTTATAGTGCATTGCTGCACCATCTCCAGCATTTTCTTTTATCTTCAAAGCATTTACTTCACGATTAAATAGTTCAGAGTTTCTTACTATGTTTGCAGCAATGTTTGTTTCCATGTCTTTAACATGCGCTCTTGCTGTTGGATCATTAATAGTCATCCAAGTATTCTTGTATGGATCTGGTGAAGTTTCCTTAAATCCTGATGGAGAAGATTTGCCTGTTGATCCTCCAGTAGTTCCGCCTGTTGAGCCTCCAGTATTACCAGAACCTGTGTCTCCTGACCCTGTGCTGCCACCTGGAACTTGGGTGCCTGTTCCATTATTACCTAGTCCTACACCTGAAGCGCCAGATCCTGTGTCTGTGGCACCCGTACCAGTACCACCTGGGATTAATGTTCCTGCTGAAGTTATTATGTTTGATGTTTCATTTCTATATCTGCTTGCAAGTGTGTCTACTACACTCTCTGCCAGTTTCATCTCATCCAAGAATTTCTTTGAATTTGTTCTTGCAACATCTATAGTGTTTTGCAGTCCTTCCCAGTATCTTCTAAACTTATCAAGTTCTCTTACTGCTTCTCTTAAAGGAATACTTAATTCTCTTATTGCCTTTTGAGCAGGCTCTATATCTTTTTCTTCCCAATTAAATATCTTGTCTTCTAGATCCTTAATTTCTTTTTCAAGTTGTTTTCTGGTTTTACCATCTTGGGTTACTCTATCCAGTTCCTTTTGCTTGGATTTTTCTAATGCTTCCTTTTCTTTTGTAACTGCATCTGCTGCTTGCTGTGCTCTCATTTCTTGAGCAGCCTTTGCTGCAGCAGCAATATCTCCAGATGTTAGCGCTTCTGCCAGTGTGAGTTGACCCTTTTGTTGCTGCGAAATTGCTGCATTTGCTTTTTCAACTTCGTCTAGCGCCTTAATTCTTTCATCATACTTTTCATTAATCTTTTCTTCTTGCTTTTCAATTGCTCTTAGGGCTGCTTCTCTATCATCTATGTCTTCTTGAGCAGCGTCGATCTTGTCTTGTGCCAAATCAATTGTCTTTTGAAGACCTGCTGTATCCGCATCAAATGTCAACTGTAGTTTTTTCTCTGCAACATCTGCTTGCTCAATTGCATTAGAAAAACCTCTATCAAATACCTTTTGCATTCCTTCGATTGAAACAAGATCAATTTCTAGTTGAACCTTTTCTTTATTTAATGCCTTTTTAAGAACATCTAGGAATCGTTTGTATCCTTCTGATCCTGGCTTAACGCTTGCAAGATTTACTAGAGCAGTCTTAAGTCTTTCACTTTGCATAATAGCATTAACTTGTTCTTGGCTAAACTCTCCCATAACCGATGTCATTCTTTGCAAAAGAGTTACATTTGCATCTAATTCAGTCTCTTCTTCTTGTAGGGCTTCCAACGCCATGTAGTCTTTCTTTGCTTTTGTTGCTTCTTTCCAAGAATTAACAATTTTTCTAACATCTTTGTCAGTCAACTTTTTATTTGCAATTGCTGCTGCAAAGGTTGCGTCTGCAACTGCTTCTAAGGCAACAGATCCTTCAACTCCTGCAGCCTTTAGCCTATTCAATGCTGTTGTCTGGCTACCAATCTGCTTGACCATTTTTTCTTGCTCACTTACAAACTCACCAAGTTTAACTGATTGAAGTGCATCACCAATGCTTCTAGCAGTATCCTTGATTCCTACAATTTCTCCCTTATCAAACTTAAACAACTTATTCTTTTGCTTTTCGTATTCTTTTGGATCCATACCAACGACTAGTTCAATTAGATCTTCTCCTGCACCCAATCTTCTCATATCGTTTTCAATACCGCTAAAAATCTTGATTGTCTTGTTTCCACCAAAGAGTTTGTTTAATGCTTTTGATGATGCGTTAAAACCTTGTGTAACCTTGATCGTATTATTTCTTACATCTCTAAGTCTTTTAACTAGGTCGTCAAGCGCAGAAGCATCTGGACCAGTCTTGCTCCCCGTATCTACAGGCTTTGGTATTTTGGTAGGAACTGGGTTTACATACCCCTTAGCAATATATGCTGCGGTTGCTCCGCTTGGGGTTAATCCCTTTCCTGCAAACTCATTGTTTGCTGCTGCTATAACATTTGGATCGCCCTTACCAACTAAATAGTTAACAACTAAGTTTTTGTTTATTGTGTCCTTGCCCTCAGAAAGTGCTGCCCAGTCTTGCTTGACTCCAGCAAATACTGCTGGATTTTCTCCTGCAAGTCTTGTAATAAGTGCAAAGTCTAACTTTTCTGGTAGTGGAGCAATTGCTGCAAGGGCTGCAGTTGCGACCTGCATCTGCTTTACTCCATTTGTTTTTAAGTTTAATGTAATTCCGTACTGATCTTTAAAACCAGATAGCGCCTGAATTGCTGCTAGATCAGTATCAAATGATTCCTTATTTTGGTTTACGTAATTTAGTAGTACACTTATTTCTGGTGCCTTTGCTCCTGTTTTTGAAAGTAGTTGGAATATCGTATCTGCATTTGCAAAACCTTGCTCCTCTATTAAAAGATTAAATCTACCTTCAAGGTACTTGTCCTCTGTTCCTGCCTGTAAAAGTCTTATGATTGTACTTGCACTTAAATCTTTTGAAGCAAAACCTAATTGAAGATTTGTTTTAAATGGACTGTCCGCAAGTTGACCAAGTTGATCTTTTGCCTGTCCTACAAAAGTTTTAACTGCATCAGAAGAATCTTTATAGGCTAAATCAACTGACGCATTAATTGATTTTGTAAACTGATCTCCAGACAAGCCTTGAGACAATCTTCTTACTTCTGTTAAGGTAGTTTTGTTTGCTTGGTTTAAAGCATCAACCTTTTTCTTTCTTTCATCTTCAAGCGCCAATGCTTCTTTATCTGTTTTTGCATTTTGTATTTTTATAGCGTACTGCTTGTTTAATGAATCTACAGATGCCTGATTTGCTTGAACCGCTTCAACTCCAATTTGCACTGCTGCAGCATCAAGTTTTGTGTTTCTCTTTTGTAACTCTGCATCTTCAAACCCACCTCGACCAATTATTACTGGTGCATCAAGAACTTTTTTCCACCAGGGCATTGATTCTTTCACTGCTGAAATATTTGCTCCAGTTAATGCTTGATTAAAAGCCTCTGTTACGTTGTTCATTGAGTCTGCTTTAACCTTTAGTGCAACAGAAAGAGGATCAGCCAAAACATTTTCTCCGTTTGGTCCTAAAAGTTGTACCAAGTTTCCAGTAATTTCTGCTGGAATTGTGTAATCACCTAACTGCTCTCCAAGTGCTGATGCAATGCTCTTTGCTTGGTCTGTTGATATAACTCCTTGCATTACTGCCTGAGCAAGATTTGTAGAAATATTTTTTCCAATTGCCTGTGGATCAATACCAGCCTTTGCTTGCTTGTCGATATCAGACATAAGAGTTTTACCAAAATCACTGTCCAAAATAGTTTGACCAGAACGTCTTTGTCCCTCTGATGAGCCAGATACAATGTTTTCTCTTCTTCTTCTTGCTGCCTCTGTTGCACTTACCTTGCCTGTAACCATAGATAGCGCTTTAATCTTTTCAGCACCCATAGACATTGACTTTGCAAGTTCTATACCTTCGGTTCTTGCCTTTTTTATACTTTCATTAAACATATAGATTGTTCCAACTATTGCTCCAATAGCAACTGCAGCGATACCCATTTTACTTTCTAGTAGTGGCATAACCATTGAAAGTGCCATCATTGGCATCATTAGTTTTTGAGCAGCATCTCCAACTTGTCCTGGCATCATTGATGCAGCCATCATAACTCCAGAGGCAGCCATCATCTTGCCACCTGCTCCCATGCCCTTGCCAGAGTCTTTTCTTTCTGCTCTTCTGTCCTTTAGTTTTTGTGAATACGCAGACATTTTTGAAGAAAGGGTTTGCTTGTTTGCTGACGCTGCTGTTCCTGATGTAATTACTGATGCTGGTTGACCAACATTTTTTCCAAGATCACTTCTTTTTTGCTGTTTCTCTAAATATCTTCTTAATGACTTTTGGTTTGCATCAATTGGGCCAGTTCCATATAGCGCAGTTCTTGATGCTGCTGCCATTGACTGTGATCCACGGACAGTTGCTGCACCTAATTGCTTGCCAGCAGCAGATGCATCATCAACGTATGACTGAATACCAATAACTGCTCCACGACCAATGTCTGCTCCAACCTTCTGAGTTACCTTTGATGGGGATGCAACCTTTGTAGCAACCTTCATTCCATCTACAGTAGACTTTGTTACTGCCTTTACAATTCTTGCTGATTGGTCTCCAAGATAGGGCTTAACCTTTTCAATCAGATTGCTAACGGACATAGTAACAGAACGTGTTATATGTGACATTGTTGCAACTTCAAATTTTTGTAATGCTGGATTCAGTGTTTGGAAAGACGGAACTTCTTTGTTTCTGCTTTTTGAAAATCTCATCTTTTTCTGGAAGTATCCTGGATTTTCATTTGATGCAAATGTTTGTGCAGACTTTCGCATATTTCTATATGATCCTGCAAGGCCAGTTCTTCCTTGACCGCCAGAAGAACCAGATCCAACTCCTACTGGTCCAACGGTTCTTATCTGTGTTACTGCATTGTCAAATGCTGTGCCAACCTGCTTACCAGCAACTGTAACTTCTGATGCAGCCCTTCTCATTGCTGGAACAACTATTTCCTCAAAATCGCTGTCAGTAACAAACTTTCTACCAGACTGCTCCAGTGCGTTTGTTGCA